CTGGCAGCATGGCAGCACCTAGCTGGCAGCATGGCAGCACCTAGCTGGCAGCATGTTTCCACAATGGATATATATTATCTATTGTGAAAGCATACTATAAAAGATATTGAGAATAGCCGCGTGATGGCGGGTTATATTTTGAATATATGCTTAGTGGACGGGGGCGCATATGTTATGCAAACTGTACACGAAAAGTAGTAAGGGTAAACACCTATGGTTTTTCTGTAGGATAGTTCCGATAATTTAATTAATTGTTGATCGTAGCAATTAAAAATGTTCTTTAAAAATCTAATCTAGGTGTCGGTGCATGGTGACAGCATGCATTATTGGCCTACGCAAAAAGCATATGCGTTAATATGTTTTATGCCCTAGTATATGGCATTGAAAATATACATAGAAAATAGCGGTAGTATATCGGGGTCGGTATATGTTAACCCGCTAGCTTTCAAATATATTTTGCATGGGGCAGAGTATATTTATCAAGCTATCCAACAGGAAACAAATTAATGACAACATTCATTAGACCTATATCATCCGGTGCATATACTGTGAATGAACATCGTGATTGTACAGTGAGAGCATTAGCAAATAGTGCTGGCATATTATATGGCAATGCTCATAATATATTGCGACAGTATGGCAGAAAAGATAAGAGGGGTTGCACCCATAGAGTATGGCACGATGCATATACCAATAATGGTATGTCCCTTGTCGGCATATACGGCAAAACAAATGGTGCAAAGAGTATATCAAAGCGACTTAATATTGCAGCACATAAGGGCATAACCCTTGGTCGCATACTGCCACAATTAAACGATGGTAAGTATCTAGTGATTATCACAGGCCATGCATTGGCAGTGGTAGATGGTGCTGTGATTGATTTAGGTCATAATCGTAGTAACTCGTCAGTGATAGCAGTTTATAAATATTCCTAAAGGAAACTATTATGTGGAATCTTGAAGACTTAAAAGTGTCTGCTATTTATTTAGGTGATATCCCTGTAACTGGCAGAGTTACTTTATCCCGTGTTAAATATGGTGGCGATATATCCCATCATGTTAAACTAGATGCACCCATCACTGTATATGGCGCTGTTCGTGATGTGGTTATTATTGACCATAAACATATTCAAACTGTCTCATCTTCTTAAAGGAAACAATTATGTTACTCGCATTAGGTAAATGGAATGTTCGCATTGTTAATACTGGCGATCAATATGGCCTCAATATGTGGCTTATTAATGACAAAGCACCGATGGTGGAATTCTACGATAATAGATATCCACATACTCAATATGGACAGTTTGTCTCACGCTATTATATCTCCACTATACTTAATCAAGACAAGTATGGATATTATCAATACCCCAATGGACTATGCTTAGATGGCAGAGTACCAGCATGGCATATATCTGCTGAGGATATGGTGGATGTTCTTTATTTTCTTCAAGGATTTCAAAATGGAAACACCTAAATGTTATTATAGTTTCACTCAATATAATGATGACGATATTAATAATTGGAGCGTCATTGTTGATGGTCAACCTATATGCAGCAAGCGCACATTCCCTGAAGCTGTACGCTGTGCTGAGTTTTTCAAACTAACACCATCGGAATGGTTTTGGAATGGTGTGATAGGACAGTTTATCCGACTGATTAAAATTGAAGAGGTGGCTGAATGAAAACATTTAAAATAGTTATGACCCGTACAGTTTATCAATGTGCTGAAATTGAAATAGAAGCATCCTCTAAATCAGAAGCTGTGCAGCAAGTATTAGATACTCCAGAGCAGCATGTGTGGGATACAGAATTTATATCAGATTATAAAATTGATTACTTGGAAGAAACAAAATGAAAACATTCACCGTCATCGTATACTCTGACGCTGGTCATGCATGGGGTAAAGTTAAGCGGCAAGTGCTTGAGAACTTGGGCATTGCCGATAAGATTAGCCATTACAGTTATATGTACAAAGACAATGTATATCTTGAAGAAGATTGTGACTTGTCGCTGCTATTCCAAACACTGACAGCGCTAGATACTAAAATTAAGTTTGTTGAAAAACATACTGACAAACAATCTCGCATTCGGTCTTATCAAAGTTATCAATCAGGAGTTTAATATGAGCATTATCAGCAACACATTCGCAGCCATTGCAGCCAATACCAACGGCAAGTTCTTCACTGTCACATTCAAAAAGAAAGATGGCAGCACCCGTATCATGAACTGCCGCACTGGTGTTACCAAGGCGCTGAAGGGTGGCACATGCACTGTAGACAAGAGCAAGTATCTTGTGGTGTATGACATGGGCTGCAAAGCATATCGCAGCATCAACAAAGACACCATCACAAACATCTCTGTGGCTGGTGAGAAAGCAGCGGTGCTGGCAACAGCATGAAAGCGCTGGTGGCAGTGGCTTTGCTGGCAAGCTGCTCCACCATGCACATGCCAGACAACACAGACAATCATGCAGCAGAGTATAAGTGTATGGTTGCTAATGTGTGGCATGAGGCCAGAGGCGAAGGCAAGGCTGGCATGTATGCTGTGGCACTGGTGACAATGAACAGGGCAGCCCGACAGGGCGCATCAATATGTGACGTAGTATATGCACCGCGTCAATTCTCATGGACAAATAATGTCAGACACAATATGCTTGATAATATTGCTGCTGTTAGAACTGCTGTTGCGATAGTAATGACGGGCAATATTTCTGATATCACCAACGGTGCAACACATTATCATGCAAACACTGTCGCTCCATTGTGGGCTGACAAGATGCAGCGTGTTGCAGTTATAGGTAAGCATCAGTTTTATAGGGAATGAGTATGTCGTATGAGTATATGCTAGGGTATGCACAAGGACGCAGAGGATTGTCGCTGTGTATATCTGATGACACACCCGATAGTATGTATCTTGCGGGATATGTGAAGGGCAGAGCAATGTATGATGGTGATGTGCTGATGCACAAACAACTAGTTAATAGGTACAACAAATGAAAGGCGCTTATATGATTACAGCAATTGATATCAATGACTTCGATGTGTTGCCAGTGCGTGAGCTTTACAAGGCTAAGCCTCGCAGCTATGTGCAGCTACCCACTGGTGATGTGTTCTATTACGACCACATTGATGGTGCATACAGCTACTGCCTGAACATGTTCGGTGAGGTGTGTCACTTGGCTGCATGGCAGAGTGTGCATCCGATGGTGAAGAAAGACGATAACCCCTTAGCCAAGTAGGACATTACTCTTTTGCCTTGACAAATATTTAACTTCTCTTTTACAATCAATCCCGTAGCAACTTCGCTACCTTCTTCATAGGAATCACCATCATGTCTAAGCATGTCATCTTCTCCCGCAATGCCAACAACACAGCCCTGTCCATCGAGCGTATTCAACAGCTTGCCCCTGCTGCCTTCGCCATCACCAAGCATGAGCGTCTGACAGACCGCTATGTTCCTCTGCATACCAGCAGTCTCATCCCTGTGATGCAGGACTACGGCTACTCACCAGTGCAAGCAGCACAAAAGAAAAGCCGCAAGTCTGGTGACGAGCATAGCGCTCACATGCTGGCCTTTGCCCGCACCATTGACACCGACTTCGCTGAAGGTGACATCCGTCCTGAGATCATCCTGTACAACAGCCATGACGGCACTGGCAGCGTCAAGCTTTTCGCTGGTGCATTCCGTTTCATCTGCTCCAATGGCATCGTAGCTGGTGATGGTTTCCAGAACCGCATGTACCACAACAAGTCTGCAATGCTTGGCTTTGAAGACATGCTGCGTAGCACTGTCGATACCCTGCCAGCTATGATGGAGCGCATCAACATGCTGCGTAGTGTGCAGTTGTCTAGTGCCACTGCATATGAGATGGCTAAGCGTAGTGTCGCTACTCGATGGGACATGTATGATGCACAGGAAACCGGCGTGTATGCCACTGACAAGACCATCACTGATCTGCTTTTTGTTGATCGTAATGAAGACAACTTCACCGATGCCTTCACTGTGTTCAACCGCATTCAAGAGAGCGTCATTCGTGGCAAGGCATTCGTCAAGAGCTTGACTAAGGCAACACCCTTTGGCTCCATGCGTAAGGCTCGTCCTGTCAGCAGCGTGAAAGAAAACATCCGCATCAATACAGAGTTGTGGAACATTGCTGAAGAGATGACTGCTTAATTGTTGCAATGGCCTTAACCGCTATGGGGTTCTTCTGTTAGACAATCGGTGACAGCATGGAGAGACATGCACTTTTCCAAATTATTGAATGGAACCTATCATGTTTTTAATTGACGAACTCAAGCGCATGTTTACCCGTCCATCAGCAGAGCAGACAATGATTGTCGAGCTTGAGAATGCTGAGCATGCATTGCTGCAAGCAGAGACAGGTGTTGAGTATGCTACCAGCATGGTGGCCTACAACAAGGCCCGCATCAAGCGTCTGCGTACATCCCTCAACAAAGGCGCTACAGCGTGACTGAAGGCAAGCCAGCATACCTCGTCACACATCGGGGTCAATGGCGCTACCTGCCGCCCATACAGGCTGTCAATGACGGGGTTGTTGAGCGCTGCATGCTTGGCACTGATGATGCTGCTGCCTATGCCTATGCTGCTGCCAGCAACCTCAAGCTGCAAGAGTGGCGCAGCCATCGCAAGCATGTCAAGAGCATGGGCAGTGACAGCAACATCGAGTTGCTTGTTGAAAACTATTTAGCAAGTGATGTGTTCAAGGCGCTAGCACCATTGACAAGACAGGGCTATGCCCTTGCCTTCAATCACTGGCAGGAAAATGGTACTGTCGGTGGTAGAAGACTTGGCAAGATTAAGGTGACAGGCATTGATGCCATGACATGCCAGAAGATTTACGATATGATGGCACGAGTGTCTGTCAGCAATGCCAATGGTTGCCTTGCTGTGTGGCGCTTGTTGTTTTCATATGCCATACGCAATGGCTACTGTCAATACAATCCTTTCAAGGCTGTAAAGAAACAAACAACAAAGCCAAGGCGTGTCACATGGGAGCGTGAACATGTCAGGGCTTTCCTGAATGTGGCGTATAGCAATTGGAAGAATCGCAGCATTGGGCTTATCATTCACATGGCATATGAGTTGGCACAAAGGTCAACAGACATGCGCCTGATCAAGTGGTCAGACTATGATGCCGTTAAGGGTGTGTTGGTGGTGGTGCAGAGCAAGCGTGGCAGCAGGGTTGAGTTGCCTGTCAGCAAGGGCTTGCAGCAAATGCTTGAGCAGCAAGCTAAAGATTTTAATTGGCAAGCTTACATTGCCCCGTCACTCAAGCGTGATGGCAAGCAGGGGTTGTTGCCTTACAATCTTCACAGCTTTAACAAAGCAGCAACAGCATTGATGCAAGAGTCTGGCTTGCCAGAGCATCTAACTGTGCGTGACTTACGCCGCACTGCTGTCACTGAAATGATTGAAGAGGGCGTGCCTCTACCATCTATCAGTGCCATGACAGGGCATGCCAGCCTGACTAGTCTTACTCCTTATGTAAGACACACATTGCGTGGTGCTATGAATGCACAGGCAATGAGAAACTATCCAGAATATTTATTAACTACTGAGGAATGATATGTCTCATGTAAGATATTGTGATGGTGCTGCAAGCACTACCCCTTGCCCACATCCAGACAACTGCACAGTTGATTGTCAATTCAACAACGGCGTTGTCAAGCGTACAATTAAACCCTATCCTGCTGTGCCTGATGATAATATAGTTGAGGAAGCTGCTGATCAGTGGCTATCCATCAGCGAGATGTTAGTTGGTGTGGTGTGGGCAGCAGTGCTGGTGGTGATTACACTGCTAGTATTTTCTTGTTTATTTATGTGGGGAAAACTTGTATGACAACAGAAATTATTCAACGAGCAGGGGACACTGCTAGACTGATAGCGGGAGAGGGATACCATCGTGTTGGTGAAACCCTATGCCAAGTTGACAACACAGGCAACGGATACATTGCAAAATTCCCATCACATAGCGCATGCTATCAAGACTATTATGTCTGCCTTGATTATTCACAAGCATATGATTTGATCTTGGCGCTGTCTGCATTCAAGAAAGAATTGGGGTTTGAAGAATGAACTTTACAGACAAAGACTACGAGGATGCGCTGCGGCTGCAAAAAGTTGCTGGACTTCTCAAGCTCCGCACCCCGCCGCCTCCTGTTGGCGGCTACCGCATGGGTGATGAGGAAAACGGTGGCTGGATTCTTTTCAACTTACCAAAGAAACCCTGCTGGGCGCACCGCATAGGTGTGCGTCTGGTGCTGGGCTGGAAGTGGGTGGACGCATGAAAACAAACATTGAGATGGCGCGTGAGGCTGGCTGGGAGTATGCAGATGCTCAACCATATGGGTGTGGCAGAGAGAATGAATACATCCATAAGCTTTGTGAACTTGTCATGGAAGCAGAGCGTGAAGCGTGTGCAAAGTTGTGTGAAAAATTAGATGACGATCTTCCGGATGGACTTGCGGGCTGGCAATACGGCGAGGCCATCCGTGCTAGGACACCAATATGACATGGCCCTTCCCGCCACCTACTGGCCCAGTGCCGTGGACACCGCAGCAGATTAAAGAGTACGAGCAACAGCGTCTGGCTAAGCTGCCTGATGCACCATTTTGAGGAGAAAGAAATGACTGATAAAGAAGAAGTGGCACTGCGTGAACTAGCCGCCGGACGCTGCTGCACGCAGTCTGTGATTGATGCACTGGGCCCCATGTCATTGTGGTCAAAGCAAGGGCTGGAGTCCGAGATAAAAAAAGCGATTGAAGCCGAGCGTGAGGCGTGTGCCGAGGTGTGCGCGACCGATAAAAAACAGGCGAGGTATTGGGTAGATACAGCAATGCCCGGAGGGTATTACGCTGCCGCTATCCGCGCAAGGGGAGAGACGAAATGACTGACAAAGAAGCAATGAAGCTGGCGCTGGATGCATGGCAAACAGCAAGCTACAGCCATCCATCGCACCACAAAGCGATGCTGTTGGCAATGACCGCCCTGCACGAGCGGCTGGCGCGGGAGGAGCAGGAGCCGGTGGCGTGGGCACCTGTTGGTGATCGGATGCCACAGGCAGACGTAATCGTGCTGGCGTACTACAAAAACAGCCACGGCAAAGACCGCCGCATTAGAGCCAAGTGGGTTCCGTCAAAGACGCTTGAAGCCACCGGCGACTGGGATGGCGATTGTGATTACGACGAGGACAGCGACACCTACTACTGTCCGCAAGGTTGGTACGAGTGCATGGACAACTGGGATGAGTTCCGCGCCATCTTCGTCCACGAAGGGGAGATCACTCACTGGATGCCGATGCCGCCAGCACCGGGCACCCGCCCCCAGCCGGCCGATTGGGTTG